TTTGAGTTCCTGGACCAGGTGGCGCCGCCGCAGTAAGAAAAGGAGGAGCACATGGAAAACGAGAAAAAGGTAAGCGTATTGGACCTGCTGCTGAGGCCGGAAGTGCCGGACGCGCGGAAAAGCCTGCCGGAGAAGCGGGTGGAGGTGAAGCGCCTCTCGGAGCTGGCCGGGGAGCCAGTAATCTTCACGTTGCGGTCGCTGAGCTACAACGAGATCCGCAAGATCCAGGACAAGCCCCGTGAGGACCAGGCCGTCTACGCCCTGCTGTACGGCTGCAAGGACCCGGACTGGCGGGACAAACGGCTGCTGGACCCGGAAAAGGGCATCGCTGCGCCGCCGGACGCCATCAAGTCCCGGCTGACCGCTGGGGAGATCGACGAGATTTACATCGAAATTCAGCAGCTCACCGGCTATCTCCGCCGCACCCTGGCTGACGTAAAAAACGCATAGAGGCGGCGGAGGCCCCGGAACTGTTCTGCTTATACTATCTGTTCGCCGCCAAGAATTGGGGCCTTCAGGATTTGAAAGCCCTCTATGAGGGGCGGGACGGGTGGACGGCGCTGATCCGGGCCTTCGCCGCCAGACAGGCGGAACGGCGGAGCGAGGGATTTGCCTGGTAGGAAAAAGAAACCCGCCCTCCCGGCGGGGAGGGCGGGGCGATTATCCTTTTGGGAGGCAACTGGACCAGATGGCCCAAGGAATGAACAACGCAAGCGCAATCATTTCAAGAACTATAACAATCGGATAGTTGCCGGACAGGCTCACTGTCATAGGGAAGAGGATTAAAAGCCCAATAACGGAAACCCATAGAGGAATACGGAATTCATAACAGGCTTGACGGAAACCGCCGCAAGGCTTTGAATCCGGCGGAACGGCGTTATATTCACTCAGCTTGGCGTTCAGTTCCTTTAGCAGGGGCAGAAGTTCGGGGCTGTCGTTGGGACAACGCTCCACTTCCGCTTGGAGGCGTTCGATTTCCTCGAATATCTCCCCTTGCCGTTCAAAGCGTGTCACCGTGCGTCCCTCCCTGTCACTTTTCTTAAAATTAATATAGCAGATTCAAATGGGAATGTCAACATTAGGGGGTGCTCTCCATGCCCGACAACAGTGTCAGCGTCGTATTCAAAGGCTACGACGAGCTCAGCAGCGTTATGAAGACTATTGCATCCAGCGGCAAGGGTCTCAGCAAAGAATATGAAGAGCTGGAGCGCAGAGGGCAAGCCCTCTCCAGCGGCAACGAGAAGCTTCAGAAAAAAATAAGCGAATTGAACAAGAAGGTCATTTCAGCCAAAGCCACCATGCAGGAGGCCACCAGGCAGTTCAAAAAGACTGGCGACGAGGCGGACGGCATTAAGCTGGAAAACGCGACGAAGGAGTACGAAAAGTATTCTGCCGCTCTAAAAGAGGCAAAGTCCGCGTCTGAGATCGTCCAGAAATCCATGCGAAACACCGCTGAGGATATGCGGAAGGTGTTTGACGGTGAGTTCAAGCCGGCAGACGCCGCGTCCGGCGGATTCATGTCCAAGCTGTTTGGTGGGGACATTTCCAAAAAACTCGCAAACTCCGGGCTGCTTCAAATGGCTGGGGATTCTGTTTCCAACGCGCTGGGGGCTGCGGCGGAAAGTATGTTGGGCCAGCCCCTGGCAACTCTCGGGAGCGGACTTGCCTCCGGGATTCTCTCAGGCGCGTCGTCCGGAGCAATTTTTGGACCGAAAGGCGTTATGATCGGTGCCAGTATAGGCGCGGCTTCAGGCCTTATCAACGGCGGCACACAGATATTGGGTGAGCAGGACGAGGCGTTCAAGGAATACTACAAATCCCTGTACGAGGACGCCAACGCCGCCACGGCGGAAAGCCTGTCCTCCGGTTCTACCCTGGCGGCAGGGCGGGAAACCACGAAGCTGTCCTTCAACACCCTCTTGGGGGACGACAAGAAGGCCAACGCTTTCCTGGAACAGGTCCAGGATACCGCCAACACCACGCCGTTCCTCTACGACGATCTGGTAGGCATCTCCAAGACCATGCTCAGCTTCGGCACGGCGGTGGACGATATCATCCCTACCCTGACAAAGGTGGGCGACGCCGGGGCCGCCCTGGGCCTTGGCACATCGGATATCGGGACGATTGCCACGTACTTAGGCCGGATGCAGTCCAGCGATAAGGCCACTCTGGAATACCTGAACCCGCTGAACGAGCGGGGCTTCTCCGTGTTCCAGTGGCTGGCGGACGACCAGGGCGTCAGCGTTGGGGACGTTTACAGCCAGATCTCCAAAGGGGAACTCTCCGGAAGCTATGTCAGCGATGTGATCCTGCAACAGTTTGAAAAGCTCTACGCCGGGATGATGGATATCCAGTCCAAGTCCACGGAGGGCCTGGACAGCACGCTCCAAGGCCTGAAGGAGAACGTGGACGCCGCCGGGGGCGACGCCTACAACGAAGCCCGGAAAGAGGCCAAGGAGGCGGATATCGCCGCCTACAACGGGGCGCTGGGGGACAAGCTGGCGGAGCTGAACGCCGTGGGCGGCGAGGTGAAGGCGCATGGCGAAAACCTGAGCGACCAGTACCAGCGGGAGGCGCTGAACGCCGTACTGCTGGGAGACTTCAACAAGGCTCCCGATGTGTTCGCTCCGGAGGATTTGGAAAAGTTAGAGGGCCTGCGCCAGCAGTTCTCGGAGGCCGAGGAGGTATACCGGAACGGCAGCATGGAGGCAGGCCAGAAGATGGTGGACCTCAAGGAGGAGGCCGAGGCGCTGGCGACGGCGGCCTTTGAGTCCAGCGAGTGGTATCAGAAGATGGAGGAGCTGGATAACGAACAGATCGCTGCCACACGGGAGCTGACCGCGAAAATGGACGCTGTTACAAACGCCTTGAATAAGAACAATGAACTGTCCCGGGGCACGATGTCCACAGAGGCAGGGCTGAAAGACTTTTTGCGTTTCGTCTTCGGCGAGCCCACCACGGAAGAAGAAAAGGCCCTATCGGCGGTGGGCTATGATGTGGGCGTACTGGAGGCTACGGGCTATTATAACAACTCCCACGCTTTCGGGCTGAAATACGTGCCCTTTGATGAGTACCCGGCCCTCCTGCACCAGGGGGAGCGGGTGCTGACGGCGGCGGAGGCCCGGACAATGGACCGGCTGCCACCTTTTCCTGCATACGGTTCCTGGGAGCTGTCCGGAGAAAGCTTCAACGGCGAGGCGCTGGGGGCGGACAAAGGGCGGTTCCTGGACGATTGGGCCAAGGGTTCTTTCGCGTTTGGCCTGAATGCGGTCCCCTTTGACGGTTTCCCGGCGCTGCTCCACCAGGGGGAGCGGATCGAACCGCCGGCGAACAACCGGGGCAATGGGGACGTGCATATTGACCTCCATATTGATTCCATCGTTGTCCAGGGCGGAGGCGAGGATGTTGTCGATGAAATCGTGGAGAGATTGGCCCCAACGCTCCGGACGGCAATATTGAGAAGGGGTGGCTGAATTGCAGATTATCTTTCGCGACACAAATCGGAATATCGAGTTGGTTATGCCGGTAACGCCGCCGGATTTCTATGTAGAACAAGGCCGCGCCGCCGAAGAAATTTCGATGACTGATATCGGGCAGGTAAACCTGCCGGGTCTCCGGCAGCTCTTCAACGAGCGGATGGAGTTCCTGCTTCCAACCTCCGGGCGGAACTACTCTACCGGCAGTTGGAGCGGGGAGCCCTATGCTGTGGTGGACCAGCTGGTGGAATGGTCCAACAACGGCGATGTGCTGCGGTTTATCGTCACGGATACGCCGGTGAACCTTCCGGTGCTCCTGGGGCCGGTGCGCCACGGGCAGAAGGACGGCACAGGGGACGTGTACGTCACGCTGGAGCTGCGGCAGTACCGGGAGCTGGCGGCGGAGAGTACGGAGGTCAACCAGGACACCGGGAACCTTGTCCGGGCCGCGCCCCAGGAGACGAAGGAGGAGGGCTCGTATACCGTGGTGAAGGGGGACACCCTCTGGGGCATCTGCCGCAGGACCTACGGGGACGGCACCCTCGCCTGGAAGCTGGCGTCGTTCAACGGAATTAAGAATGCGAATTTGATCTATCCGGGACAGGTGGTGCGGCTGCCGGACAAGGGGAGCCTGTAAAAAATGTGTCCAAGTCGGACACACCGTCGGGAGGAAGTTCTGAATGGCATACGATGACCTTTTGAAGATCCGCACATGGTCCTTGGACGGTACCAAGACCGAACAGATTACCGAGAAAGTTCAGGCCAAAACCTGGAGCGGGAGCTACCGGGACTGTGCCCGGCAGCTGAGCTTTTCCGTCCTGCCGGAGGGCCTGGCGGAGCTGGGGGGCATGGTACGGCTGTATAAGGGGCCTGATATCCTGTTCTCCGGGCACATCGTCTCCCGGAGCCGGGACAGCCTGGGGCATACCATTGACTGCACCGCCCTGGACAATGGGCTGTACTTAAAAAAGAACAGCACCTATATCGCCGTCCGGAAGCAGACGCCGGAGGCCGTCACGGCCCAGCTCTGCACGGAATTCAACGTCCCATATAGAGAGTTGGCTGCTACGGGGATACCTCTCAGCCGGAACTTCCTGGGCGTCAGCCTGTACCAGATCATTCAGACCCTGTATACCCTGGCGGCGGAGCAGACGGGGAAACAGTACCAGATTCGTTTCCGCGCCAACCACCTTCAGGTGGTGGAGAAGGCCATCGGCCCTGAGAGCCTGCGGCTGGTGCCAGGGAGCAATCTGATTTCCTGCCGCTCCGCGGAGAGCATCCAGAACATGGTGAACCGGGTGGCGGTGTACGACGACGGCTTCCGGAAGGTGGCGGAGTACGACAGCCCGGAGAACTACATCGCCCTCTACGGACTCATGCAGCAGGCTATTAAGGCAAGCGACAAGGAGAGCCCGGAGGCCAGCGCCAAGGACATCTTGGAGCAGAACGGGATCGCCACCACCATCACCGCACAATGCATCGGGAACACAAAACTCGTGTGCGGAAACGCTGTCGCTGTACATGAACCAGTCACCGGCGTGGACGGCCTGTTTTGGATCACGGCGGACAGCCACACGGTCAAGCGGAGCGTTTACCAGACAAAAGTGACACTGGATTTCCGGAATCTTATGGATGAGCAGACCGCCGGAAGTCTCCCAAAGGAGTGAACAGTATGCAGGAAAACGCGTGCAGCGAGTTTGTGGACCTTATAAGGGAAGCAAGCAGGTCCTCCGATCCTGTGGAGCCAATCCATCTGCGGCGGGGCAAAGTCCTCTCAGCGGAGCCGCTGCGACTGGATGTGGCGGGGACTATCCAGGAGGGGGATCGGGTCTTCATCTCCCACCGGCTGGTGGATGGGCACAAAGAGCTCCTGCGGCTGGATTGCTCCGGGGTATCCGCCGGCTTTGCCTTGACCGCTGAATGTCCCTTGAGCGGCCACAGCGGCAGCGCCGCCAACGCGGCGGAGGGCACGCTGTCCACGCCCCGCTGCACTGCCACGCAGGCGGAGCCCGTGCTGAAGCCGGGGGACGAGGTGCTGCTGCTGACGGAGGACGACCAGATATTCTTTCTGATTGACAAGGTGGTGAAGGCAGGATGAGCGGTATTTTCCCTATCGTCCAGCCCGAGGCGGCGGAGACGGCGCTGGAGCGCCTGCCGCTGTGCATGGAGGTGGTCTGGGACTTCGAGACCGGGCGGCCCCTCTTCTCCGGCGGGAAGCCGCTGGTGGCCACGGGCAAAGAGGCCGTGAAGGTTTGGATATGGAAGGCCCTGATGACCGCCCGGTGCCGCCACAGCGTCTACAGCTGGGACTATGGCAGCGAGGTGGAGCGCCTGATTGGAAAGCCATGCACCCCGGCGGTGAAGCAGAGCGAGGCCGTGCGCTACGTCCGGGAGGCTCTGCTGATCAACCCCTACATCCGGGCCGTGCGTCAGGTGGACGTGGCCTTTCAGGACGATGACCTGACCATCTCCTGCGAGGTGGAGACGATTTACGGGGAGGTGGCGGTTCGTGTTTGAGGATGTGACGCCGGAGAAAATCCGGAAGCGTATTTTAGCCCGACTGGAAACGGATTTGCAGACCCGGGAGGGCAGCTTCATCAACGACATCATCGCCGCGGCCGCGGAGGAGATCAGCGAGGTATACCATAGCCTGGACGCCCTGCTCCCGGCGTTCTACGTGGACGAGACCAGCGGGCCGTACATCGACAAACAGGCGGGCACCGTGGGAATCGTCCGGAAGGAGGGCACAGCGGCCCGGTGCGTTGTCCGCTTCACGGGGACAGACGGCGCGTCCATCCCCGCCGGGGCGGTGTACTATACAGTCTCCGGGCTGGCGTTCTATTTAGAGAACGCCGTGACTGTCCGGGACGGGGACGGGACGGGGACGCTCATCGCCTCGGAAGTTGGGGACGCGTACAACATCGCCGCCGGGGAGATCGTCACGGCCCTGCGGAACTACGGCGGCGTCAGCGGCTTTACCAATGAAGCGGCAGAGGGCGGCACGGACCCGGAGACGGACAAGGCCCTCCTGGCGCGATACCTGGAACGGATGCGGCGTCCCGCCACCTCCGGCAACCCCTGGCACTACCAGCGATGGGCCAAGGAGGTGGAGGGCATCGGCGCGGCCCGGGTGGTCAGCAAATGGAACGGCCCCGGCACCGTGAAGGTCATCGTTGCCGACCAGGAATTCCGGCCCGCCGCAGAGGAGGCGGCAGCGGCCTGCGCCGCCCACATCCGGGCGGAGCGGCCCGTGGGGCCGGAGGTGACGGTGGAGGCGGCGTCAGCGCTGGAGGTCACCGTAGAGGCCGCTGTGGCCTTGGACGGGTTCGTCAGCGCCGGGAGTGTCCAGGCGGCTTTGGAGGAGGCTGTGGGGGAATACCTGCGGAGCCTGGCCGCCGCGGCCTTCGGCGGGAACATAGATATGCAGTTCGAGGCCATGGAGGCCGGGAATTATGAGGTGCTGTACAACCGGATTGCCTTCCTGCTGCTGTCCATCCCCGGCGTGGTGGACTATACGTCCCTGAAGCTGAACGGCGGCGGGGAGAACCTGACGATTCCGGCGGACGCGCTGCCGGTCTTAACGGGGGTGACAGTGACGTGAGATCCTTTATTGACCGCTATCCCCGGTTCCTGCAAAACTCCCCGGAGTTCCGGGACATCCAACAGGCGCTGGAGCCGGAGCTGCTGGCGCTGTGGGCGGCGCGGGACGGCGCTCAGGAGCAGTTGTGCGTGGAGACCGCCGGGTGGGGCCTGCGGTACTGGGAACAGACACTGGGGCTTCCGGTAGACGGGGAGAGGGACGTAGAAGCCCGCCGGCGCCGGGTCCGGTCCAGGCTCATGGGGGTGGACGTGACCACGGTTTCCCTGGTGGAACGGATAGCGGAAATTTACACCGGCCTTCCGGCGGAGGCGGCGGAAGACCCGGCGCGGTTCTGGGTGGAGCTGCTGTTCGACGAGGCTGGGGGTGTCCCACGGGACATGGAAGGGCTGGTGGAGGCCCTGCGGGAAATCATGCCCGCCCATCTGGGGTGGGGGTTCCGGTTTTCCCTGGCAATCCAAGGCCGCTTAGGCGTCGGCGGGGCGTTCGGGGCCATGCTAACCCTGCCCGTGCCGGAGGCGGAGGACGGGATGACGTGGAAGAGCAATCTCCGGACCGGCGGAGCAGCGGCGGTGCTGTCCGTCCTGCCGGTACCGGCGCGGAATTAGAGAGGAGGGATTTCATTGGATTACGGCTATAAGCTCACCATCCACGGGCGGCGGCTCCTGGCGGCGTGCCTGGACCTGGGGAAGCCGCTGAGGCTCACCCGGGCGGCGGTTGGGAGCGGGCTCATTGACCAGGACGAGGACCTGGCGAAGGCCCACGCGCTCATTCACTATGTGGCGGAGGCGTCCATCGCGGACCGGCGGCATGAGGCGGACCGGCTGTTTCTGACCGTCCGGTACTCCAACCAGGACCACCCGGAAGCGGGGACGTTCACCCTGTCGGAGTTCATGGTGTGGGCGGAGGATCCGGAGACGGGACAGGAGACGGACTTCCTGTACGCCACCCTGGGGGACTTCCGCCAGCCGGTCCCGGCGTACAGCGGGGCGTTCCCAGCCAGCGTATGGAGCTTTCCCCTGGTGCTGGTAGTCTCCAGCGAGCTGCAGGTCACCGTTGCCATCTCGCCGGGTCTGGCGACATGGGACGACCTGCGGGAGGCCATCGACCGGCTTACACTGGGCATCATGACCAACGAACTGACGCTGCCGCTGGCGTCCAGCGACGGGGAGGAGCTGCTGACGGACGCCGGGACACCCATCCTGGCGGTGTACCATCCCAACCAGTGCGGCGGCGTTCTGGAGGCGCTGGAGGCACTGGACGGGCGTTTGTCTGGATACATCGACCGGGCCGCAACAAACGCCAAGGCTTACACGGACGCGGCGCTTGCCGCCCACGACGCGTCGGAGGCGGCGCATCCGGCCTACATTTCCATTGTCGAAAAATCATAAGGAGGTTTATACAGCATGAGTATCAAAACAAGCGAACTCCAGCAGCTCACGTCCGTTCTGGGGACGGACAGCGTGCTGTTGGACAGCGCAGCCGGAACAGGGCGGCTGCGCCTGGAGACCCTGGCCCGGTACCTGGCGGAGCAGGAGAACGCGGTAAGTGCGGCTTTGGCGGATAAGACGGGCGAGAACCTGCTGGACAACTCCCGGTGGGATGACCCTGACGCGATTATCAACCAGCGGGGGCAGACGGAGTATAGCACTATGGGTTACGCTTTTGACAGGTGGATTTTTTCTACAAACCCAGGTAATACAGTTACCATACTGCCAGAGGGCGTTAAAATAACGGTAGTCAATAATCTGAATGCAAGATTAGATCAATTTATAGAATATCCACAGAGATTTTCAAACAGAGTAGTCACCTTTTCTGCTTTGGCCTCCGAATTTACAAACCAGAAAACGGCGATAGCTATTGGCGTATGGTATCTTGATTATTCCCAACCTAAGCTTACCAAGACCAGTTATTCAAATGATAATGGGCTATTCTCTGTAACTGTTCAATTGCCCGATATCATTGACCAGTCATACATATTCCGGTTATCTGTTGCCAGCCAAGAAGACACCATATGGAAAGCCGCCAAGCTTGAACTTGGCGGCCACCAAACCCTCGCCCATAAGGACGCCTCCGGTAACTGGGTGCTTAACGACCCGCCGCCCAATAAGGCGCTGGAACTGGCAAAGTGCCAGAGGTATCAAATCGAAGTTTTTAATAAGGAGAATATCGGCCAAGGCTACCTTTGTACATGTAGAGCTGTCGAATCTACGATTTTATATGGTCTGCTTCCTTTGCCAACTACAATGCAAGGAGGCGGAAACCCTACTTTAATTACCGACTGCTCCCCAAATACCCCCTATTTATCATTTGGAATTTTCGATAATGGCTATGAATTTGCTCACCCAATAACATCCATAAGAATAGGTGGCGTTATGCAGCATGGGATACTTATTAGGGCTGCTGGGGAAGGATTTATTCAGGGAAACGATTATACCATTTATGTTAATAATCAAATGACGCATCAATTTTTGGTTGACAAAAATTTGTAATGTAAGGAGACTCATCATGCATGAATTTTGCAACCACCACTACATCAAGGTAGATGAGCGGATCCGCATCGTCTCCGGCTGGAGTGACGGACCGCACCCAGACCGGGACACCACAAACGCAATCTGCATCAACGACAAGGGCGGCTACCAGTTCCGGCTGTCCCCCGGCGGGGAGGAGAACCCGCCGCTGTACACCATAGACGGCATCCCGCTGTATAAGTGGGATGGGGAGAAGGTTGTCCCACGCACTGAGGAGGAAATCGCCGCTGACCGTATCCCGCCCTTGGAAGTTGCCAAGGCCGCGAAGCTGGCGGAGCTGTCCGCCGCCTGCAACGCCGCCATCGTGGGCGGCTGCGACGTAACCCTCTCCGACGGCTCCACCGGCCATATCGCCCTGACCAACGAGGACCAGATCAACCTCACCAACGCCGTGACCACGGTGGCGGCGGGCGCGGAGCGGTATCCCTACCACCTGGACGGGGAACTGTGCGCCATGTACCCGGCGGCGGATATCCTGGCGATGGGCCGGGCGGCCACCGCCCACAAGCTGTACCATACCACCTACTACAACCACCTGGCGGCCTGGGTGCGGCGCTGCGGGACGGCGGGGGAGCTGGAGGCCGTTACATACGGCGCGGCGCTGCCGGAGGACCTGGCGGCGTCCATGACGGACATTCTCGCGGCGGCGGGCGCGTAAGCATGGAGCAGAAGGGGGCGGGGCTGATGTGTAAAATTTCCGGGCATATCCCGCGGTGGATGTTCGGCGGCGTGCTGTACGGCGTTTTGGAAATCGTCTGGCGGGGCCATACCCACTGGACCATGATGCTGCTGGCGGCGGCGCTGTGCGTGCCGCTGGACATCCTCAACGAGACGGTGATCCCCTGGGAGACGCCGCTGTGGGCGCAGGCAGCCATCGGCGGGACGGCCATCACAGCGGCGGAGTTTGCCGCCGGGTGCGTCCTGAACCTGTGGCTGGGGCTGGATATCTGGGACTACTCCGCCCTGCCGTTCAACCTCCTGGGGCAGGTGTGCCTGCAATATTGGGTGCTGTGGTGCCTCCTGGCGGGACCGGTGATTGTTGCCTTCGACTGGCTGGATTATTGGCTCTGCGGCGGCGAGAGGCCGGAGTATCGGGTGGTTTGAGGAAGGAGTGAGCGTATGGACGAGCAAAGAATCCAAGAGATAAAGGCAAGGCTCCAGGCGACTACGCCCGGAGCCTGGAAGGTGCAGTTTGCAAGGGATGAAAGGTTTGACGTAGAGTGCCCCGAAGATGACCCTATTATCGAAGCTGAAAGCGGACAATATATCGCGCAGATAACCTACGATCAGCTTTCATACACATGCAGGCCGACCATGTACGCCGACGCTGAGTTTATCGCCCACGCGAAGGAGGATATCGCCTACTTGCTGAGGCAATTAGAAATAGCGCTCCCCAAATAACTGTGGGCGTACAAGGTACAGAGACTGCAATATCTCGAAGGTCATTTGTCTCATAGTTGCGTAAACAGGATCGTTCCCATAGGTTACATTTCCATTTGGTGTAT